ACAATATTATGGCAACGGTAGGTGTTGCAACAGCTGCTATTCAAAACAAAGTTAAAAGAATTATCTATTGTTCTTCTATGGCAAGATATGGAGATCAACAAAGTCCATTCACAGAAGATATGCCAACCAAACCTGTAGATCCATATGGTATATCCAAAGTTGCTGGAGAAGAAATATTAAAAACCTTATGCAAGGTTCATGGCGTTGAATTAGTTATAGCAGTTCCTCATAACATCATTGGACCAAAACAAAAATATGATGATCCTTTTAGAAATGCAGTTTCTATTTTCATTAATCGTATGCTTCAAGGCAAACCTCCAATTATTTATGGTGATGGTATGCAGACAAGATGCTTCTCTTACGTAGATGATTGTTTAAGTTCTTTAATAAAAATGGTCGATGATCCGTTAGTCGTGGGCCAAGTCATTAACATCGGTCCCGATGAAGAATTTGTTACTATTAAAGAAGTTGCTGAGACGTGTGCCAATCTTACTGGTTTCAATGGAGACTTTGTTTATGTTCCAGATCGTCCACAAGAAGTTAAACATGCAACGTGCTCCTCGGACAAGGCAAGAAAGCTACTTGGTTATAAGACTATGACTAATACGAAGGAAGGTATTAGAAAAACTTATGAATACATCAAGGAACACGGACCACGGGCCTTTCAATATCATCTAGACATAGAGATTATAAATGATAAGACTCCAAGTACATGGACAAAGAAACTAATTTAAATCACGTATTTTGTTTTGTAAGTTCTGCTGAGACTGAAGAATATTCTAAACTTGCATTAGAGTCATTTTTTAAAAAAACTAAATTAGAAAAAGATGATATATTTGTATTTGTTAATAATGATGGAACAAATGCATTTAGAAAACAATTTCCAATCAATGTTTATATAAATAATAAAACTCCTAAATCTTGGGCTACAAATTTTAATAAAGGTTTGAGAATAGCTAAAAAATTTAAGAAACATTTTGTAGTTATTACTAATGATATTGTATTTACAGACAATTGGTTTGAACCATTAAAACAAAGAGATGATGCAATACTCATACCTGCTTGCAATATAAACTATTTATATACTTCAGCAGAATTTAAAACTTCTCCATGTATGCAACTTAATGAATATATTGGTAAAGAAAAAAATTTAGAAGAAATTGTAAAATTTCATCAACAAAACTTTAAATTTGATCACTTACAAGAAAGAATATTTATGCAAATGTATTTAGGAAGAATACCCTATCAAGTACATGATGCAATTGGCTACTTTGATTATACCTTCTCTAATTGTGGTGGTGAGGATATGGATTACAGAATAAGATGTGCCATAAGAGGTTATAAAACAATGATAGCAAATCATTCACTAACTTTACATTTTCATGGTAAGTCTAGTTGGGATGGTAATGAGACTACCGAACAAGAAAGAATTAGAAGAGAACAATATCTCCAAAGAGGTGTAAGGAAATGGGGAGAAGACTTAAATGAAATTTTTATAAAAGGTACTAATGCTAAAGAATGGTCTTATAAATTAGGTCTTCAGAAAGAATTTGACAGTGGTGAATCATATAATATCATAAGAAAACTTAAAAATAATTATGCTTGATATAGGAACACTACAAACAGTCAAGAATTACATCAAAAAACGCATCGATGAAACCAAGCAAGATATGTGCTATGGTATAGACACCCTCGACAGGCTCCACTATGCTAAGGGCAAGCTCAGTGCTCTAGAAGTGCTGCTTCAGGATCTTAAAGACCTGCTAAAAAAAGAGGAGAATGTCGATGACGATAATAACACCGGATAAGGAACTCATCCTTCCTAAAACTGATGATACCGAACAAGAAGGTATTAAAATCCCTACAGACCCAGAAGGTATAAAAAAATATTTAGATTGTTTACCCGATCCAGTTGGGTATCGAATGTTAGTTAGACCTTATTCTGGAAGGAGTAAGACTGATGGGGGAGTTATACTTACACAACAAGCACATGAAACTATTCAAATGACAACAGTCATTGGCTTAGTAATTAAAATGGGATCTCTTTGTTATAAAGATAAAGATAAATTCCCTGAGGGCGCGTGGTGTAAGCAAGGTATGTTTATCATGTATGGTAGATATGCTGGCTCAAGGTTCAAAACAAAATATGGTGAACACCGTATTTTAAATGATGATGAGATTATAGGTATTGTTAGGAAACCGTCAGACGTTCTTCATCTATACTAAGGAGATAAAAAATGGTTGAAGAAAATAAAAGACAACCTGAGGTTGAATTAGACTTGGATGATGTTAAAGAAACAGACGTTCAAGTAAAAGAACAATCTAAGGATGTAAAACAAGAAAACAACCTTAATGTTGGTGAAGTGGATCTTGGATACACTGGTCATGATAATAAAAAAGAAGAAAAATCACAAATCATAATCGAAGAACAAGAAAAACCTACTCAAGTTAAAGTTGAAAAAAGAAAAGAAGAAGACCCAGATGATTTATCAAATCTATCTGAAGGTGTTCAAAAAAGAATAGATAAGCTAACTCGAAAATATCGTGAATCTGAACGTAGAGAACAAGCAGCGTTAGATTATGCGAAAGCATTACAGAAAAAATACAATGAGTTTGAATTAAAGTATGATTCTGGAGAAGAACTTTATATTAAAGAATATGAAGCTCGAATTGATGCTCAAAGAGAACAAGCTAAAATAAAACTTAAGGAAGCTACTGAAGCTCAAGACTCCACTAAAGTTATGGAGGCGACTGATGAGCTTACAAGACTTGCTGTTGAGAAAGAAAAAGCAAGAATTAGAGTAGCTGATAGAGAACAAAGGCTTAAACAGGTTAAAGAAAAACCACCTGAAACTTTTGTTCAACCTCAAGCTAATAATGAACAAGTTCCGCAACAACCTAGTGAAAAAGCTAGGAATTGGGCTCAAAAAAATACTTGGTTTGGTAATGATAAAATCATGACAAATGCAGCTTTCACCATTCATGAAGACATAGTGGGCATGGGTGTTGAAGTTGAGAGCGATGAGTATTATAATGAGATAAACAAACGCATGACGGAATCTTTCCCTCATAAGTTTGTACAAGAACAAAGAAAACCCGTTCAGACTGTTGCTTCCGCTGGAAGAAAACAAGAAGGACGCAGAACTGTGAGACTCACCAAATCACAGGTGGCTATTGCCAAAAAATTAGGGGTGCCACTAGAAGAATACGCTAAATACGTGAAGGAGGCTAATTAGTATGAGCGATAAAAATAAAAGAACTTCACGCGCGTCTGAAGAAGTAAAACAAACAAGGAATAAACCTTGGACGCCACCATCATCTCTGGATGCACCACCTGCGCCAGACGGCTTTGTCCATAGATGGATTAGAGTCGAGTCAATGGGTTTTCAAGATACTGCAAATGTATCGAAGAAAATGAGAGAAGGTTGGGTATTTGTAAAATCTGAAGAGATTAAAAATCAAATCGGAGAACATAATTATCCAGTTATCCATGACGGCAGATACGCAGGGTTGATCGGGGTTGCTGGCCTAGTGTTGGCTAGGATACCGGAAGAGATTGTAAGATCACGCGCAGAGTATTTTAAAAGAATTACTCGAGACAGAATTACAGCGATTGATCACGATCTGATGAAGGAACAACGACCGGAGATGCCTATTAATATTAGTAGACAATCTCGCGTAACTTTTGGTGGTGGACGTAAGTCATAATTTTTTGACAAAAGTCGACCACTGTATAAAAACTTAACAAGGAGAAAATAAATATGCCAAACGTAGTTGAACAATATGGTTTAAAACCATCTAGACAACTTAACGGAAGCCCATTTATTAACGCTCAAAACCGTTACAGAATTGCTGCAAACAACTCTACAGCAATATTTCAAGGAGACCTAGTAAAACCACTAGACTCTGGAAATATTTCAAGAGCTGTTGCAAATACTTCTGATGCGGTTGTAGGTGTTTTTAATGGTTGTTTTTATACAGATCCAACAACTCAGAAGCCAACTTTTTTAAATTACTACCCAGGCTCAATCAATGCTAGCGATATTATCGCTTTAGTTATTGATGGACCGGATACAGTATTTGAAATAAAAGCTGATGCTACTTTCGTTGTTGCAGATTTGTTTAAAAACTTTTCCATAACAAACGTAACAGGATCAACACAAACAGGGATATCAAAAGTAACCCTAGACGTGTCTGAATCTGGTACAGCAGGAACATATGTGGTTCAAGCAATTGATATATCACAAGATGTGTTTAACAGTGATGTTAACGTATCATCCAATGTTGGAGTTCTTGTTAGAATTAACAATCACTTTTTCCGTCAAGGCGGAACAGGTCTATAATAGGAGAATAAATTATGGCTATATCACGTTCGCAACTAGTCAAGGAACTAGAGCCAGGATTGAATGCACTATTCGGCCTGGAATATAACAGATATGACAATGAGCATGCTGAAATCTTTTTAACAGAAACTTCTGATCGAGCTTTCGAAGAAGAAGTAATGTTATCTGGTTTTGCAGCAGCAGCAGCAAAAAGTGAAGGTGCTCCAGTAGTGTTTGACGATGCTACAGAAGCGTACACTTCAAGATATACTCACCAAACATTTGCATTAGCATTTGCGATAACTGAGGAAGCAATTGAAGATAACCTTTACGACAGACTTGCAGCTAGATACACTAGAGCATTAGCTAGATCAATGTCGCAAACTAAACAACAGATTGCGGCTGACGTTCTAAACAATGCTTTTAGTAATACTGTAACTGGTGGTGATGGTGTTGAATTATGTTCAACTTTACATCCATTAGCAAACGGTGGTACGTTCTCAAACGAACTTGCTACACCTGCTGATTTGTCAGAAACTTCATTAGAGCAATCATTAATTGATATTGCGGCTTTTGTAGACGAAAGAGGTTTAAAAATAGCTCTTCAAGGAACTAAATTGATTATTCCAAAAGAATTACAATTTACTGCTGAGAGAATTTTAAAATCACCTCTTAGAGTTGCTACAGCTGACAATGATATTAATGCAATCAAAAATATGGGAATGATTCCACAAGGTTATAGAGTTAATCACTTTTTAACTGACACAGATGCATTCTTCATAATGACTGATGCTCCAAACGGTTTAAAACACTTTGTAAGATCGCCAATTAAAACAGCGATTGAAGGTGATTTTGACACTGGTAACGTAAGATTTAAAGCTAGAGAAAGATACAGCTTCGGCTTTTCTGACGCTAGAGGAATCTTTGGTTCACCAGGAGCTGCTTAATATTAATTAAGAGTCTTTAAAAGGGGCTTGTGTTTACATAAGCCCCTTTTTCTTTTATAATCAAATAACTATACATAAACTTCTGATCTAGACCCGTATAGTGGACGGCCTAGAGACTAGATTAGATTAACTAGGAGAATATAACTATGGCACTAACAACTTTTTCGGGTCCAGTCCGATCATTAGGTGGATTTATTGGGGCAACTCAAAACTCTACAACTGGAGCTTACACAAATAATTTTGTAATTAATCAAGATGGTACAGTAGTAACTTCACCAGCTGTTATGTTACAAGGTATTGTTACAGGAACATTAAGCGCAACTACTGGAGATAGTATTTCTACATTTGCTCAACCAGCTAATACAGTTATAAGAAGAATATCACTATTATGTGTAACTACTGCAACTGTTGCTTCAGGAAATATTGGTTACGAGGTTGGAACTTCTTCTTCAGGAGCTCAAATCGTAGCAACTGATGCTGATGATATTCTTGCTACAGGAACATCGGTTCCAGCAGGAGCTTTTTACAATACTACTTTGTTAAACACTACTGCTCAAAGTGCTACACCAGCGGCAAGTCCGTTGTATGCTTCTGCAGCTAGAGATATATTTTTAAACATCACTAATACAACTACACCAAGTGCGCGTGGTTCGTTTAGATGGTTAATTGAATATTCACAAGTAGCATAATAAATTAATTTAAGGAGCTCGAAAGGGCTCCTTATCAAAAGGAGAAATTATGAAGTCAGATGTAAAACCAGTCGTATGTCCAGGCACATCGACTAATGCAGTTTTATTTACTGGTCCTACAAGATTAAGAGGATTTATGGCTCAATCTACTGGACCTGCTGGTACAGCGATTATCAATGGATTAGCAAATGTTAATACTGTAAGTAGTTCAGTTAACACACAAGTTTATATCGCAATATCTGTTGGAGCAGGCGGAACAGAAACTTTAAACCTTCCAGAAGATGGTGTTTTATATGCAGGCAGAAATGGAACTGGTATCATAGATGGTGTTGGTGTAACTGCAAATATAAGCGCATTAAATATTACATTATTTATAGATAAGTAA